CGTGCCGCCGTCAATCGACGCGCCAGCATCAGCATCAATCACGCCATCGAACTCCACCTCGGCGTCGAACTCCGCCTCACCCTCGCAGTAGAACTCCTCATCGTTGCCGTCGGTCACGGCCCCATCCGCTGTCCCGTCGCCGATGTTGACGAAGCCCAGGAAACTACCAGCGCCGCCCGAACTGACCGTAAGCGCGTCGCCGGTGCCCTTGCTGAACGTCGCCGTGTCGGAGAAGTCACTGGTGCTGTCTGCATCCAGCGTACCGTCAAGCTCAAGCTCTCCATCGACTTCGAGCACGCCAACGACCAGCGCGTCGTTGTCGCCATCGGCTACGTTGCCATCGGAGCCTGCGTTACCGACCACGAGCATGTCGCCGTCAATGGCAAACGGTCCATCAGTTGCCATATCCACATCAACGCCAGCGCTGCCCACGTCAACGTCAATACCGCCTCCGCTCTCGTCAACATCCAGATAGAGCGCGTCACTGGCCCCCTCGTCGGCCTTGACGGTGATACTCTTGTCTTCGTTCTCGATGGTCAGGTCGCCGGTGTTGACGTTGATGTTGGATGCAGAGTCGGCATCAATGCTGAAGCCGCCGGTGATGTCCACGTCGAACCCGTCACCGTCGAGGTCGATGTCACCGTCAACGTCAATTGTGTCGTCAACCTCAAGGTCGCCAGCGACGATCAGGTCGTCGTCACCGTCAGCCGTGCCGCCGGAGCCGCCGCCGATGTCGGTCAGGCCGCCGTCGAGCTGCACCAGATCACTCGTCTGTGTGGTGTAGCCCGTCACGGCAAGCTGTACTTCGTCGCTCGATCCGTCGATGTCCAGCGCGTCATTCAGGTCAACGCCACTCTGGAGCGTGAGAGCGCCAGCGATGTTTGCCGTGCCCTCGATGTCCAGATTGCCACTGTCGCCAGCGATGAGCGCCTTCTGCGTGCTGTGGTCGTCGGAGTAGAAGTAGAGGTCGGCGCCATTGTAGATGTAGCTGTCAGCACGCGCATCAATGGCGATACGCTCCCTCACGGCGCGGTGCTCCGGCTGAACGCAGCCAACCGCGACAAGCGTCACAGCCAGCAGGATCAGGCTCAGAGCCACCGCTCCAATCGTTCGTCTCGTTCTCATATCATCCTCCAGATTCTATGTGAGGGGTGAGGTCGTCACCCCTCACTCGATAGTCAGTCCTAGCTCACCGAGATGTTGTAAATCCCGGCGGTGTGCGCGGCGCTCGCTCGCGTGCCGTGTGCGGCGACGGCGATGCGGAAGCTGACAACCATGATCAGCTTGCGCGCCTGGATGTCCCGGTCCACCTCGATCAGCAGCTCGCGGCGGAAGCCAACGTTCCACATGTCGAGGTTGGGGATACTGATCTGCCCCAGCGTCCCCCCACCCCCGGCGTTCCGCTTCCCATCGTCCTCAGTCAACTCCTGAGCTGAGGTCGGCACAATCGGGATGCCCCGATACTTGCCCAGCTCGCCGGTCAGGACCACGGCCTTCTCGCCGTACTTGTCGAGCGTCTGTACGGCGTCGAGATTCTGCAGGCCCTTGAAGTACGTGGATACGTCGCAGAATATCGCGCATTTCTCCGGGTTGACCGCGTACTTGCCCATGTTGACCAGCGCGTCCAGGATGTCGCTGTCAGCCAGCGCATCCCCGCCAGCGTCAACGCCCATGTCGCTGTCATCCACGAGCCAGATATGGCGGATGCCGTCCTGCCCAGCACTCATCCAGTAGTCGTAGGTCTCCGGCGCCCCGTCGTCGTGATTGATGTTGCCCGTTCCGTCAGTCGTGCCGTCAGCGTTCAACACGAACTTGTCCATCTGCAAGCCGCCGCTGACCTTGAGCCGCTTGCGCAGCGCAGGCAGCACGGCGATCACCGCGTCCTCGTCGAGGTTATAGCTCCAGTCCACCTCACAGACCTGCTCCGTCGAGGTCAGCGTGCTCTTGGCCGTCGCCGGGTCGCTCGCAGCCTGCGGATCCGTCGCCTCAGCTCCCTTGTACCAGGTCACGTCGCCGAGACCCAACGGCATGTCGAATGGATCGGTTGGCATCGGGACCATCCCGATATTGCTGACGATGCGGCTCTCCAGGAAGAAATCCTCCCACAGCTCCGCCGCCATCGAAGTCGGGACCAGCTCGTCACCGGTGCTGCCCCCCGTCGCCGTCAGCGCCTTCTGCAGCTCCTCGCTCGGCAGGTTGATGCGGCTCGGATAGGCGCGGTGGCCGATCTCAAGCAGCTTGGCGACAAAGGCCAACTCGTCAACCTTCATCCCCGCGAACTTGCCGCTGCTCACCTTCTCACTGGCCGGAACGCGGAAGCCCTCCGGCCCAACCAACTTGCCAGGATCGCGGCTGGGTTCGCCGCGTCGCTGTACGTCAAGCTCGCGCTGCAGGCCAGCCAGCCGCTCCGCCAGCTTCTCCTCGTCGAGCGTCGCCGGGTCGTTCTTGTGCTCTGCAACGGTCCGCGTCAGCTCGGCGATGTCCTGTCTCAAAGCTTCGATCTTCTCACTCATCAGTTTCCTCCGTGTCTCGTGCGTCACTTGCGAACAGGTCTCCGACTGCCGCAATCGCGTCACTCAGCTCGTCGAGCACGTCCGGCGGTAGCTCATCGTCGTCATGGTCGTTTGCCTCTGTGTCGATGCTGCGTTGCACGTCTGCGCCATCGTTCTGTTCAGATTCCCCGCCGTCGTTGGCGGGTGCAGGGTCCTCAAATGTCTCAGGGGGATCGCCCCCGTCTACGCTTTTTGTATCACCGTCGAGCTCTGGGGTTTCGTCAACATCACCAGAACTCACATTGCCCTCGTCAACCACAGCACCGTCGAGCGAACGCAGCCCCTCGGTCAGCTCTTTGGCGCAGTTGGCACAAATCTGAGGGACTTTGCCCGTCAACACCAGCGCCGCCAGCGTGCGGCTCCATTCGTACTGCTCACCGCAGGCCAGGCAGTCGAGCATCACGCTGTCAGCGTTGTCCTCTGGCGCGTCACCGAAGCTTTTGACCATCCTGCGCAGCGCCTCCTGGTTGGCCGGGATCGGGACCACGCTCACCTCAAGGATCTCAACCTTGGTGAAATCGTAGCCGCCCCACTCGTTTTCCTCCCACTCGATGGGCTGGAAGCCGACGGACAGCGCCCTGACAAAACCGTCGTCAATGAGTCGCCGGATGATCGTCATCGGATCGTGCTCGTTGGCCGGCTCGCGGAACTCAGGTCGGATGCGGAAGTCGGTATCGCTCACCTGCATCTCGGCCGCGCGCCCGATGACGGCGTAGGGCGAGTAGTAGTCGTGTGCCCAGGCAATGATCGGGTTCTCTCTGTAGCGCGACAGGTCGAGGCCCAGCGGCAGCACGCGGTCATCGTCGCGGTCGCGTACCGGCGTGCTAGCAATCCACCAGCCGTCAGATTGCTTGATCTCAAATTGCTTCGTCAGCTTGTCCATCTGCTTGCCCTCCTCGTCATTCTCAATTTCGCCTTGCGCGTCATCCCATTGATCAGCGCAGATCGCGATTGCCTGGTCCTCACTCTCAGCCTCGTCATTCTCCAGCATCCACTCGATGCAGCGGCCCATAAACTCGTCTTGGTCTTCGTCGGGTCGCGGTTCGGGTAGTGGCATATCACACGTTCCCGTCCATGCCTTCTAACCCTTGTTCAAATCGTACTAGGGCTTCATCGCTCAACTGATCCCATTGCTCTTGCGATAGCGGCGCTCCGCATCCATCACATCTACGCTGCCCGCGAATCATTTTCAATCCGCAATACTCGCACCGTTGATCTCCTCGCGGGTGTTGACTTTGTTGTCTATCCGGGTTGCCAAGCGGTCCCAAGTAAGCCATTGTTACCCCTCAATACTCTCGCCAGCCAGTATCGCCGTTCTGCTACATCTGCAATGTATGATGTTGCCCGGCGAGCCGTTCGGATCACCCGGATACGCCAACTTCTCGCCGCCCACGTCGAACATCTGCCCCTTGCGACGCCCCTGACCGTGCGCCGCGACGTGCGCCTCTCTCGTGCGCTCGTCAAGCGCCGCCAGCCAGCGCGAGCCGATGACCACCTCCGTCTGACCCCACGCCGCTTCATCGCCCGCATTGTTGACCGCCGTCATCGTCGTGCGGGCGATGCGCTCGCGGCTCGCCTCCGACTTGCGGCCCTCCCAATAGGAAGAAAGCATCTCCATGATCTTGGGGATACCAGCGCCCTCAGCCTCAGCCTGCGAGAAAACTTGGCGCAGGTCGT